TTGCCTTCGCTGGTTACGCTCGCGAGGGAAAGGACGCTGCTGCCCAGCGACTGGTGGCTCTCGGATGGAGGCGCATTGCCTTTGGGGACATCATCAAGCGGCAGATCGACCCGCTGGTGCAGCAGCACCTGGGCTTTTCTGCGTTCACTGAGGACGACAGCCAGAAGAAGCAGATCCGGCCAATCCTGGAGCAGTGGGGCGAGGTCAACTACGACGGAGTGATGAAAGAGTTCTTCGACACTCTGCCGCCTCGCGCCGTGAACACAAGACTGGTCCGCTTGCGTGAAGCCAAGGAATGGATGAAGCGGGGTGGCATTATCCTCCGAATCAGGCGTCCTGGCGTGACCCCGGCGACCGAGTGGGAAGCTGCCCGTCTTCAAGAACTCTACGACGGTGGAGTCGTTCACGATACAATCATCAACGACGGCACCATTGAGCAGCTGAATAATCGGGTTGAGCTTTTTGCGTTCCCGGTAGACCGCTACCTGCAGACTCGATGAATCCTAAGGGGGCGCACACGATCCCCCTTGACTCTCGGTGTAATACACCTAGGGTCTTCACCTGCGAAGACGCAGAACGCCCCTTTGGATCGCGGCACGAACCATCCAGAGTTAAGTGATGGCGCGTAGCTTTCACGTGGTTTGCCCACCTGGGGAGACGTCCGCATTTCGCAGCACAACCTTGATCGCCTCGTCGGGAGGCGGTGCGGGTTCCATCCAAACCATGTCAACACCACTGTTCCGTAAAGCCACACGCGAGAAGGTCTTCCTCAAGCTCGCGGTGACCGGCCCGTCCGGGTCCGGCAAGACCTACTCCGCACTGCGACTCGCCCGTGGCCTCGTCGGCCCTACCGGCAAGATTGCACTCATCGACACCGAGAACCGATCAGCCTCTTTGTACGCTGACCGATTCGACTTCGATACGCTCGACATTGCGCCTCCGTTTGAAAACGAGAAGTTCATCGATGCAATCAACGCGGCTGTCGAAGCTGGTTATGGAGCCATCATCATCGACTCGGCCAGTCACTTCTGGGAAGGAATCCTGGACTACAAGTCCCAGTTGGACGCTCGTGGTGGCAACTCGTACACCAACTGGAAGCTCGCTGGAGAAAAGCACAACGGCATGATGAAGGCTTTGCTCCAGTCTCTTGTCCACGTCGTCTGCTGCCTCCGCGTCAAGATGGACTACGTGCAGGAAAAGGACGACCGAGGAAAGACTACCGTCCGCAAAGTTGGGCTCGCTCCGATTATGCGTGACGGCGTCGAATACGAGTTTACTACCGTGTTTGACGTGGCTCCTAACCATGAGGCGTCTGTCAGCAAGGATCGCTCCGGGCTCTTCGTCGACAAGATCTTTAAGATCACAGAGGAAACTGGTGCCAAGCTGGAAGCGTGGCGTCTGGCTGGTGCTGAGCCGCTGTGGAAGGTTCAGCTGGGCACCATCATCGGCGCTCACGAGCCAAAGGCCAACGCGTTCCTGGTGACGCTCGGATGGATCAAGGAAGGTCAGTCTTTCCGAGACCTGTCCGTGGCCAACGCCGAAAAGATCCTCGCCAATACCGCCGCCTTTCTCGCCAAGGCCAACGCCTAAACGCGCCCAGTGCTTCATCCTATGACCACCGAACAGTCACTGATCGCTGACGGCATCTACCCTCTACTGGACGAGAGGGTGTACCGCAACGACCCCGCCATCGCAGTCTCCGATCTAAAGGAGATGAACCTGTCTGCCGCTCACTTCTACTCGAAGAAGTTCGGCGGCTACCGCACTGAGCAGACCCACGCTCAGTACATCGGAACGCTCACACACCTCTCGGCGCTGGAGCCCGAAGTGTATCGTAGCAAGGTGGTACTCGATCCGCCCGACGCCCCAAGGAAGCCTACTTCGGCACAGCTGAACGCCAAGAAGCCCAGCGAAGACACGATCGCCGCCATCAAGTGGTGGGACGAGTGGAACAAGGCAAACGGCGACAAAACCATCCTGTCGGGCGACGAGATGGCTCAAATCGACGGTATCACCGCCGGTATCACCCTCAACCCTGATGCTGCAGGGCTCCTAGAGGGTGCTCGCAAGGAGCTCGCCATGTTCAAGACAATCAAGGTCAATGGGCAGGAGATTCGCATCAAGGGAAAGGCCGACATCGTCTGTAGCGACAAAGGCATCAACTCCGACATAATCGCGGACATCAAGACGGTCGATCGCGGTTACGCAAACGCTAACGACTTCTCATACTCAATCCAAAAGTGGGGTTACGCTCAACAAGCGGCTTGGTACATCGACCTCTACAATCTGTTGACATCGACGGACGATCCGTTCACGACAGCGGTCAAGAAGCGGCGCTGGGTGTTCATTGTAGCCGAGAAAGAACCGCCTTACGTAACGGTCACGCTCGAACTCGACGAGAACGCGATCGCCTCAGGTCGGGCGATAAACCAGAGGAACCTTGAAACCCTTGCACACTGCTTCCAGACAGGAGTCTGGGAGCGTCCGCTCAACGGAACGCGAGGGTTTGTGACATCCCCTGAATGGGCAAAAAAGGCGAGATAACTAAAACCTGCATCCGTTGTGGGCGCACTCAACCGATCAAGAACTTTTGGTCGGGTCGTCCGACCTGTGTTGAGTGCGCCCGTAAACTTTGGTACGCGCCCAAGTGCAACGCCGATCCTCGCCGTGGACCAAACTGGCCTATGATGGAGCGGATGTGGAAGGCCGGTCTTATCAGTTATCCCCCAGAAGCATTTCCAGATGATCCGCCAACACCCCCACATCGCGATTGATCCAGGTGCCTCAGGTGGCATCGCTTGGCTTGATGGGCTTATGCGTACACAGGCCATGCCTCAGGAACCGACAGCCATCGTCGATCTGCTGCGCGACCTGAAGGCAGACAACTACACCACGCTCTTCATCGAGCAGCTGCCGCGCTTCGTCCCGATGGGTGGTGGCAAGGGCATCCCTGGCTCCATGGCCGCTGTGATGTTTGAGAACTTCGGCATCATCCTTGGTGCCGCCATGGCGCTCGGCTATCGCATCCAGAGGGTCACACCTCAAGCATGGCAGAAGGAACTGGGCCTTGGAACATCCAAGGGGTCCACCAAGGGCGAGTGGAAGAACAAGCTCAAGGGCCGCGCCCAGGAGCTCTTCCCAGGCGTTCCGATCACCCTCAAGACATCGGACGCACTCCTAATCTGGGAGTACGGTCGGCGTCACCCTTGACAACGCGCTGACGGCGTATTACACCACACACGTTCTCGGCGATCGGTGAGAGGAGAGTCGAGGGCATCCACAGGGAGCAGTTTGATCCGGTTTTTGGCCCCCACGTATTCCGAGGTTTCGCTGACCGTCTCCCCAGCGATCTCTCCCCCTTGGAATGCGTGGGGTCTTTTTTTGCCTGTTCACTGAAACAGGCCGTTTCACCGCACGATGAAAACCATCATCCGAGTAAAGCGTCAGCAGGGCGGATTCACGATCATCCCCAACGAAGTCCTCCGCTCCAAGATGTCCCTTCGCGCCAAGGGGCTCCTGTGCATGATCCTGTCCAACGTGGACGAGTGGGTCGTTACAAAGGCGTGGGTCTCGCAGCACTGCACCGACGGGCGCGAGGCGCTTAGGGCTTCCTTCGATGAGCTAGTCGAGCTCGGATACGCCTCCATGGAGGAGCAAGGGAAGACCGGGGACGGGCGCTTCGCACAGCGAATCTGGACCTTTACCGACCAGCCTCACCGCGGACGGGAAGTCGCACCAAATGGCCAAGAATGTGCGGGTAACCGTCAACGGGAAGTCGCACAAAATGAGCCTTTTCGTGCGGAAAGCCGTCAACGGGAAACCGTCGACGGAAACCCGTCCCCTAAGAATACTATAGAAGAAGACCATTTAAGAACTAGCGGCGGTGCCGCGAAAGAGCGCCCGAGAAACGACCTAGCCGATGCGATTGCTCAGGTCTGCGGCATGGACACCACCTGCATGACTTCCGGGGAGTGGAAGAAGGTTGGAATCGCTTTGGCAGACATCAAGAAGGCCCAGTCGAACGTGACGACCCAGGACATCGCGGTCCACGCCGCGAATTACCGGAGGGCATATCAGGGGGCTGCGTTGACCCCGTTTGCTCTGAGCAACCACTGGGGCGCTACCGCTCCTAAAGGCTCGCCACACGGTCTTGATGGGCGTTCCGGTATCCCAACACCCCTCGACGTTCAAATCGCAAGGGACAGGGTTATGGGGCACGCAGCGAACCCCCGGCATGGCGACCTCTTCAAGGGGCTTATTACTCCGAAGCTGCAGGACGAGTATGATCGCCTCGTGAGGCTGTACCACGATCTATCGACTTGGACGCCAAAGCAACCGGGGGAAAACAAGTGAGGGAGCCTCCATTCTCGAAAGAAGCCGAACTTGGCGTAATAGGCTGCTGTTTACTCAACAACAACGCCATAGATGACGCGATAAACGGTGGCATCAAGGCTGATTGGTTTTACGATGTTCGATGCCACGACCTTTGGAACATCATCGCAAAGATGCGTGATGACCGCGTGCCGGTTGATCTGGTTACGATCTCAAACAGGCTGAATGGCGATGCATTCAATCGGGTTGGCGGAATCGGGTTCGTCTCCGAGGCGATGGACGCCGTCCCTAGCGCGGCCAACCTGCCATACTATCTGGACATTGCGCGGGACAAACATCGGGCCAGAAAGCTCATCGAGATCTCTCAGGACGCCATAAATACGGCCTACTCCGGTGGCTCCAAGGTGGACATGGTGCTAGACGCATTCGAGGCCAAGTTGATGGGCATTCGGAATGAGCACTCCACTGACAGCGACTTCAGCGGCAAGCAGATTGCCTCTCAGGCACTCGACCTCCTTCAGGATCGATGCGCCGGTAAGAGCGATGCCATACCCACCGGATGGGCCTTCATGGACCGTATACTCCGTGGAGGTCTCCGTCCGGGTCAGGTATTCGTGGTGGCAGGTCGCCCTGGCGCTGGTAAGACGGCCTTCACCTTGAGCCTCTTAGCCTCTCTTTGCGCCAGTGGTGTGCAGACGGGGTTTGTGAGCCTTGAGATGAGTGCCGAAGAGGTGGGCATGCGAATGCTTGCCATCGAGTCACAGGTGGATGTGGGTCGATACGACGATCGAAATCAGCCCAACGAGGGCGAGATGAAAAAACTCACCATGGCTACCTCCCGTCTGGCGAGGCATAAGATCATGGTCAACGACAAGCCCAACCAGACCGCCCAGAGCATTGCTGCCAAGGCTCGTCGCTGGGTGAGGTCGGCCGGAATGAAGGTGCTTGCGGTCGACTACCTGCAGTTGATTACGGCCACCGAGGGCAAGGAGCGGCGCGAACAGATCGATGCCATCAGCCGCAACATGAAGCTGCTCGCTAAGGAGCTTAGAATCCCGATCGTACTCTTGGCCCAGCTGAATCGCGCCATCGAGCGCGATGGAAACCGCAAGCCCCGCCTAAGCGATCTGCGCGAGTCTGGGGCCATTGAGCAAGACGCAGACCTAGTCGGAATGCTCTACCAGCCCGAGCAACAGGAGTCCGACTCCACACAATCTGGTCCGAGGAAAATCAACCTGTTCATCGCCAAGCAAAGGGCGGGTCAGGCAGGGGTGGATATCCCGTTCGACTTTAGACCAGAGCTCACACGATTCGATCCAACAAGCCTGTTCGACCAATGAAAATCAGAGCCTACCAAGAACGCGTCTACAACTGGCAGCGCGATGTCGCAGCCCAGCCCGTCACCAAGACGCCAACGCAACGCGACCCCGAGTTCTGCAAGAAGCAGCTTGGGTTCGCAAAGTCTGAGTGGTTTGAAGAGTACCTTCCAAATGCATCTGATTACGCTGACGCGCTCGGCCAAATCGACGAAATCAACCTCACATCAAACCTAAGAAAAATCGATAGGTGCCGGTTCAAAATCGCTGATGACATCGGAGATGTCGCATTCACGATTCTCGGGCTCCTCAACGCCTACGGTGTAACGCTCGATAACATTTCGTTCTCTCGGACCACGGATTTGAACTTAATCGCCCTGGAGAGCCGAATATCTGAGTTCCTTGAAAAAACTGAACGCAGCGACAGCGTTTCAGACTCGGCCGCAAAATCTGCATTTCTCGACCTGATTGCCATCTCGACTTACTACGCTATCAACTTTTGGTCTTCACTCCAGGCTGTGTGCATCAGCAATGACACGAAGCTGTGGAAGTTGACAGAGGTTCACGACAACGAGTTGAAGATTGAGAGTCTAAAATGGACGGTGACCAAGGTTGCCGGTCTCTGCGACGATCGGTGCTTTCGGGTCAAGAACCCCGACGGGAAGCTGATGAAGAGCCCATCATTCACCGAGCCTGACCTTCGCGCCGCAGTCATGCAGTTCGTGGACTTGACATGATCCGACTGGTGTATTACACCTCAAGCACATGGCGACCTCGACCCAGATTCCACCCGGCAAGTACCAGAACGTCTACAACCCAACCGTCAAGGTGGAGGTGCTTGCCGAGGCTCAGTATCGCATGGGCGAGGTTCGCCATCAGTGCGTCATCTACTCCAGGGATAATCGGTTCTACGTCCGCTCGGTTGCCGAGTTTATGGCGAAGTTTCGGCCTCTGGAGGGCTGATTCAGGATTCACGTTTGACAGCTTGGCATGGGTGTAAGACACCTGCGCCAACGATGCCTAATCAACGCGGAAAACAAAGGGTTCTACTAGCATTATGGGTGAGTTCCAAACAGCTGAAGATGCTCGACAAGGCTTCACGCTCGAAGCGCCTCAGCAGGTCGCAGTACGTGAGGAGCGTCCTGTTCGCGGACAGCGCAGAATAAACCGTCGTAACCTTGGTTCATTCATCGTCAATGGATCAAAGGTTAGTGCGTGGTTTGAGCGCGGACAGGTTGTCTTCAGGAAGCGGTACAGTCATCGCACCGAGGCCGCGAGTCTTCAGGACATCTATCACCGCGCCATCGGGCAGTCGGAGTTCAAGCTGTAGCGCATAACGCCACGGGATATGCCCACCGAGATAACCAGCGTCACGTCGGTCACGCTCACCAGAAATCGGCGCGTGACGGTGTGGCGGAAGGAAACCGGAGTCCTCAAGGAGTACGAGCATGGCGATGTGATCGGAACAATCGTCATGCAGACTGGGCTTACGTCGGCGAAACTAGCCGAATACATTCTATCCAACCTTCCACGCGCCGTTGCCGTGGAAGTCATGGATTCGTCGGGAAACGGAGTCAGCATGAAGAAGACATGAAAGTAAAACTATACGAAGTGCTCAGCCGCTGCGTCCTAGACGGGATGCAGAACGCAAGAAAAGATGCGTCAATAGAGAGAGGCTGCATGGACCCAGTAGCTGAATTATCGCAAGCCGATATTGAGGAGATTCATATCAGCGTCATGCGCGAGATATCCGAGTACATCGATTTCAAAGACAATGCCAAGTAAACCAGTCCGACTACCGCGCAACGTCATCATCGCCATCAAGAAAGACATCAAGGATGGGAGAACATTCAGGGAAATATGTTCTGCGCACCATGTTGCAGCAGCAACCGTGAAACGGGTCAGGGAACTGAAAACTGTCCCTAAGAAAGATGAGTTCTTTAGGGATGACAGCGCGTGGCCGTGCAAACACAGTCGCGAGAAGCTGGAGATGATCAAGAAAGCCAGGAAGGCGGGTGCGCTGATAAAAGACATCGCGGCGCAGTTCCATGTGTCCATGAGCTACGTGAGCAACATCATCAACGGCAGGGAAAGGAGCGCAGAAAAATGACCGAACAACAGCAGTCAGTGCTCAGGAAGGCGGCGCACGATCTTGGAGAACACTTCGATACGATTCAGATTTTCGTCACCACCCACCAACCGGCTGAATTGGGCGGAACAATGCACGGCTCGCTTGGGGTTGGAAACTGGTACGCTCGCTACGGCCAGATTAGAGAATGGCTTATCAGGACCGACGAAGACGCCAAGTGCTCCGTAAGACACGAGAGAGCGAGAGAAGAAAACGACGGTGAAGAGGATTAGCCTTAAGTTCCAGGAGTTCGACCTGGCGATCAACACGGCTCGTCTTCGGATGGCTGTTTCGATTGCTGCAGGATTGAACGCCCAGAACAAGGTTAGCGGACGATCATGGATCAGGAGGTTTTACGAGGAGGTCATCGGTGTCTGCGGAGAAATAGCTGTAGCTAAACTTGGCGGATTTTACTTTGTCCCAGGGCTCAACGAGTTTCACGTTGTGCCGGACGTGTTCAAGGATGTGGAAGTCCGCTCCACAGACCGTGAGGATGGCTGCCTCATCATTCGCGACAACGATGTTCCTGACCGCCGTTTCATCCTGGCGATCGTGACAGGGAGCGATGTTGTGCTTGCGGGGTGGATTTACGGGAATAGCGGGATGAAGGATGAGTACCTGCGCAACCCAAACAACCACTCCCCGGCGTGGTTCATCCCAAGGCACAGGCTCAATTCGATGGGGATGTTCAAGGTAGCGCCTTGACTCGTGTTGTGCGGTGTATTACACCTGCATGCGCATGAAGTTGGCTTCCATAGAGACGATCTCAGAGATACTTCCGCACACCAACGCTGACTCCCTAGAGATAGCCAAGGTTCTTGGGTGGCAGGTCATAGTCCGTAAAGGCGAGTTCAAGGCTGGTGAATCGATCGTTTTTATCCCGATCGACACCATCCTACCAGATGCACCATGGTCTGCTTTCCTCAAGAAGGGCGATAGGGCCATTCGGCTGAACACCATCAAACTGCGAGGTCAGTACAGCCAGGGCCTGGTACAACCGCTGTCCATCCTACCGGAGAACGTCCGTGGATGGCATTTGGGTGCTGATGTGGGCGGTGAACTGGGTATCAAGAAGTACGAGAAGGAGATTCCAGCCTGTCTCAGCGGTGAGGTGCATGGCCCATTCCCGTCTCATATCGCGCCAAAGACCGACGAGGATAACGGGCTGAGCAACCCAGATATCGTGAAGTACGTCCTGGAGCAGGAGTGCTTCGCCACCCTGAAGCTCGACGGGTCGTCCTGCACTATCGTGGTGCGTGGCGGCAAGATCGAGTACGTCTGCTCCCGCAACCTGAGCCTAAAGGAGTCGGACACCAACGGCTTCTGGAGGGCTGCCAAGAAACTGAGCCTCACCGAGGACATGAGTTTGGTCATCCAGGGTGAGCTCATGGGGCCTGGAGTGCAGGGGAACCAGCTGGGGCTTCTTGAGCCGACGCTTTACGTTTACCAGATCCGAGACCTCGATACAGGAAAGTGGATCGGATACGCACACATGAGTGCGCTGTGTCAGGTTGATCTCAAGTGCAACTTCGTCCCGTTCATCAGATACATCGACACCGGATCTTCGGTGGAGTCACTGCAGGAGTTGGCAGACGCGCAGACGGTTCTCGGTAAACCGGCCGAGGGCATCGTTGTGAGAACGGTTAAGACAGAGTCGATGGGCATAGGACGCCCACTCGGTTTCAAGATCATCAACCGCAACTACAAAGACCAGTAATCATGGATCCAAAAACAAATCAGCCAATGAAGAGTGTGCGCGTTAGAGACGAGCATAAAGTTTTGCTAGTCTCACCTGAGACTCATGCCCGTTTCAAAAGATACGCTCAACAGACGGGATACAAAATGCAGTACATTGCAGATATTGCGATTGAGGATTTTTTGAATCGAAAGGAAGAGGGATGAACACATCCACCGAAAAGCTGGTGATGGCGCTGCGAGTCTTAGCGGCCGATATCCAGTCCGACGACGGCGTTGCCAACGCCGCGATTCACGAAGCTGCTCAGCGCCTGGAACAGCAGAGCGAGAAGATCAAGCGGCTATACGAGGGCATCCTCAAGAACAACCAAGAGATCGAGCAGACCTGCGGCAAGGTGCTCGGCTACCCGTGGTTCAAAGACGATCAGAAGAACTTCCCCGGCGCGACCGAGAAGGACGGCGTGTGCGTGGGTGACCACGTCGGCGAAACCATCGTGTCTGAACTAGCGAAGAGGCACGCGGAGGCGCTGGGCCGCATCAAGCGGCTGGAGGAGGCTGGGGATAGAATGCGATTGTATTGCGCTGATTCGGATGACTGCTTCGCATGGGACAAAGCCAAGGAGGACAAGCCGTGAGCGAGCCACTGACAAAGGCCGATGTGGACAAGATTATACCTGAAGGCGATGCGAGATACGTGGCCTTGCTGGAATTGCGCATCAAGCAGCTAGAGGACGCCGCCGAGGTAGCGGCAAACCAGATTAAGCTCATGGCCGAGCTTCACTCCAAGAGGACTCTTGAGGAGCATAAGCGCGTCATGGAGCTTGAGGCTGCCATCCGCAAGACGCTGGACGAGAACCGGCATCTCGCGGACGGCGAGGACTGCGCTCTTTACAACCTCAAGAAAGCACTCCCTGAGTGGACCTGATCAAGAAAATGGTTGTCGAATGAGCTACCACCAGTCAGGTCAGCTGCCTCATCACCAATACTGTTACGTTGACGCAGCAGCGATCAGCAGCGGCGAGGGATTTGTTCCATGCGTCTGGTTCGGGCTTGTCTCGATCCCAGGCCGAATGTGGGGATGCACGGTCATGCTGGAATGCGGAGCGGTCTACAGATCGATCCCGCCGCACTTCATGGCGTTCAGCGACAAGCCAGAGGCGATCTGGACGCAGCAGCAAGCCCAGCGATGGGACTGCTACGGCAGAGAGTTCTCCACCATCGAGTACACCTACCTGCGTGGAGTTGAGTGCATGGCCAAGTGCGATGATCAGAAGTTGGTTGGTGAGTACATCTTCACCGCAGCACCCATCGACGATGGGTTTTCACGGCACCCGTCACAGGCCAAGGAGTTCATGTTCATCAAGCTCTACAACGGAAGGTTGACCATCCAGCCAACCGACAAGGTGCTTTTCATGGAGAAGTCGTTCGTGGAGCCACAATGGCCGTCAGGGCTCAAACTCTCCAACGAGGTGTGGTCTTGCGAGTGACGAACTGAGATCGTAAACCTATGGATTTCATCAAGAAAGCTGCCCTCGAACTCTGGTGCATGGCGTACGGATTCCTGCTGTTCCTCATTGCGTGGTGGATCGTGGTTGCGGTCGCCGCGCTCATTGCAGTCATCATGTTCGTTGTTTACTTGGCGACCCCGAACAAGCCAAAGCGTAGCTCGCTTGACGATAGGTGAATGGTGTATTACACCTTGTTGAGCCAATGAAAGTCACCTCTGTTGCGGTCACGCTGAGCCTCGTCGAGGACAACGGTGTCCCGCTCACACCGGACCAGCTTCTGGTCTACACTGCTCGGGTGTCGAACCCGGACAACCAGCAGAACCACCTTACTGGAGCCAAGCTGCTTGGGTTTTGCATGCGCGAGGGCCACTGGTCGGTGTTCGATCAGGCTGACCTCACCGTCGAGATCGAGACCAGCATCTCCATCTCGATGCAGATCCTGCGCCACTGGTCTGCGAAGTTTCAGCAGTTCTCCCAGAGGTACGCCGAGGTCTCCAAGCTGGGCATGATCCTGGAGCCTGTGACCCTTCGTTTGAAGGCCAGGGGCGGCAACAGGCAGGGCAGCGGAGAAGACCTGCCGCAGGGGCACATCCTGCAGTACGTCTTCAACGACTCGGTTCAGAAGGCTGTCAGTGCCTACATGACGCTCATCGAGGGTGGCATAGCGCCCGAGAGCGCACGGTTTGTCCTGCCGCTCTGCACCAAGACACGCCTCTACATGAAGGGCTCGGCTCGCACATGGATCCACTATCTGGATCAGCGCGAATCACCGCATGCCCAGAAGGAACACAGGCTGGTCGCCAATGCGATCCGCTCCGAGTTCCAGAAACATTTCCCCACGGTCGTCGAGGCGATGGCCCTGCGGAAGAGCGAGGTGGAATCGCTCAAGTCGGAGATCGAACGCCTCAAGACGGAAATCAACCAACTGAAAGGACAAGCACAATGAACTTCGGACAAGCACTGGAATGGCTCAAGAAGGGTAAGGCGATCTACCGCAGCGGCTGGAACGGCAAGGGTATGTGGCTCAAGATCTACACCCCAGAGGTCTCTGCCTCTAACCCGTACGGGAACGGTAAGGACATGACCCTGCCGTACATCTACATCGAGTATCCAGTCGGTCATGCCGCCTACCCCAACGGCTGCCGTGTGCCGTGGCTTGCGTCCCAGACGGACATCCTTGCCAACGACTGGGCCTACAAAGCCTAATGCTGGGTGCATGTTCCAGAAATCCGTTTCGGGGACACCCCAATTTCCTATGACCTACACCCGCGCCCAGAAAGCAATGAAGCACGGTGTCAGTGCGGCCCCGCTCAAGCGCAGCGAGGTCGGTGACATCGCCCGTGCGGTGAAGTCGTACAAGCTCAAGAACGACATCACCATCAACAACCGAAGACAGAGGAGGAAGACAGAATGACGAGATTCCAAGCGAGGCTGATCAGCGATATGTGCCAGAACGCGTCGGAACTGAAACAGTTCCACAAGGCGTACACGGCGCTTCTCAATAGCTGCAGCGACACGGTGTTGCAGAAGCCAGTTGTCCACGCGACTCCGCAGCCGACCGTGACGGTTAGCACCACCGGCACGACACCGCCACCGCCCAGCACACCTAAGCCACTGGGACCGGAATGGTGGAAGGAGCGTCAGGCCGAAGCCATCAAGGAGCAGATCGAGATCATTGCCGACCAGAACAAGAAGATCGCGGAACTGCAGAAGCAGGTTGAAAAGTTGGAGATCCAACAGTGTGTTGACGCCAAGACGATCAAAGACCTCAAGGCGAGCCAGGCGGCTAGTGTGACTGCATCTAGCCAGATCCTCGGTGCGCTCAATGAAAGCGGCCTGAGGCAGTACGACGGCTCGTTGGCTGACAACGTCGTCGATGTGATCAAGCAGTGTGTCGTTCAGGGGAAGCAGATTCATGTGATGAACAAGGATCTGATCAGGAAGGACAAGGAGATCGGGAAGCTCACGCAGTGGCACGCAGACTCCATCGATCAGGTCAACAAGCTCGGCAGAGAGTTAGGACAGAAGATCCAGGAGAACGAGCGCCTCAAGAAGGAACTGGAGGTGGCAGGTAAGAAGCAGAAGGCCATCATCAAAGCCGGGAACGATCTGAAGTATCTGCTGAGAGACGTATTCCCCGACGACTACCCGCTTATGTACGGCTGCGTTTCATACTGCACGCACTACATCTCTCTCTGGGACGACAACACCGCCCCACAATCATCCGCAGGTTGAAGACTCACCTGCCGGTTTAGAACGCCGGTACCCATCCTTCCAAAGCTGCTTGGCCAGGAAGGTGGCGTACCGGCTGATCTTCTTCTCGGACCAATCTGGACACGCCATGTGCAGAAGCTCATGCACCAACGTGTCCAGACGACTCTCCTCTGGCTGGAACGGATGGATCTTGATCAGCGCCTTCGAGTAGAAACACATCCCCCAAGCCCTCTCCTTACCCAGATCCTCCTCCACGATCCTCACCTTCTTGGGAAGCGCCATGCACAGATAAGATCCCCTCCACACACCACATTCAAACCCAAGTCGCAAATAGAGCTTGACGAGATTCGCTGATCCCCCCTTAACATACCCCCACACCCAGTCAGCATGGATAGTGTGGAGGTGACCAGTCACCAAAAGGACTCGGCCCTAGCCGAGGCCAGTAGGTATCCCCAACACCAGCCATAAGGCGATCCCCAGGCCATCCGCCAGGGCGCATATCCCCCGCCCCACAGCACAAATCACCACTCAGGGGGGAGGGGTCAATTCGGTGCAAATACACATTCGGAGACAGGAGCACCGGGTTAGCCGCTGACTCTAATTGATAAAGCGGGGCGAGAGTTGAGAAGGGGGGTACCCCATATCCCCATGATGGTTTTGGCCGAACCCCGCTATACCCCCCCCCGCACGCGCGAGACAGTACGCGCACGCGGTATTGGTCGCGTCGCACGCGTTCTACTTTGAAAAGGGAGGGTTGCGCCATTGGAAGCAACCTATGGCGAGAAACGGAGGGGATCGACAATGGGAGGTGTCGGTTGTTCTTTCAAATCAAACGGTTCGGCAAGGGGCGAAAGCTCCGGCGGTCAACAGCTTCGGGCTCGGACCTCGGCACCTTGGGGTGTCGGGTAGCCCAAGGGGAAAGGTTCCCCAAGCGCCGTCGGTTATTCACGCAAAAGACCTTGGGACGGACTAGAGGCTCCGGGCAGCTACACGCCCGTGTTATGCGCGACGATACCGGATCCACTCCGGGACTCGGACCTGCGCCACCCCTGATCTTCGGTTGTGGATTCGGCGGGGTGGAGTGGCAGCCGACGGCGGGGCGCAGAGAAAAGGCAGGAATCATCGGCCTTGGGTTACTGTTCAACCCGAAAGCATCCTTGCCATGCCCCAACACTACCGGGGTTTGGTGGACCAAAACAGCGTGTCAGACGGTACGTCAACCCGTTTCACTCCCCGGATCCGTTGGATCCGTTTGCCTTTGGGGCTCCGGTTGGAGCCTCCGAGGTTACCCTAGACGCAAGCGGCGTCCTCGTCGCCTAGGGTGTCCACCGTGCGGTTTATTCTGTCCCGATTGGGTCAGGCCGTCACGGGCCAACGCTTGCAACTCTGTAACACTATGTCCACCTGCACCGCCGTCGCCACGCTGCCCTCCACCTCCACCCCGATCCTCGGAGCCAAGGGGCGCACCCTCGGAACCCGGTATTTCATCGGCACCGAGAGCGCCAAGTCCCTGAAGGAGACCGGGAAGTCCCTTGGTCTTCGTGGCAATGCCCTGAAGGATTATGTCAACAAGGCCCTGTCCGATGAGTCTGCGGCCCGTGCTGCCACCGTTGCGGCCACCGTGTCGGCCCTCGCTTCCAAGGGGTTCGTGGCCGACACCGTCGACGTGCGCAAGTCCTCTGCCCAGATCAAGTTTGTGAAGCCCGAGGCCCCGAAGGGTCCGTCGGACTCCATGCGCACCCTCGCGGAGAAGCTGGTTGCGTCTGGCAAGTTCGCCTCGGTCGATGAGGCCCTCGCGTTCCTCGCCTGATCGCCCGTCCGCCGCACTGATGAGACCGGAAGGTCGAAACCCCGCAAGGGGTCTGCGGATCACGCAACGCCTATGCCCCGAGCGTTCAATCGGGGCTTCTGTGTTTCACTCCATGACCAAAATTGACCTGTTGTGCCAAGAGCTCTTGAAGTCTGGAAGAATTACCATCGATGAAGCTCTCGGCCTTGGATCGTCGGTTCGTGCCCTTGCGCTTAACCTTACCGAGGTTGAGGTGCGCCAACGATACGGAACGTGGTCCGTAGATGCGGCAATGGAATGGATGTTGCCGGTGACTCCTCGGGATTCGTAATTCGCAGAGTGACGGGGCTTCTGGCCCCGGTAATGCGGCACGCTGGTCACAAGCCCAGCGACGTTCCTCGTTCCGTTCCCGTCCGGTTGGCGGGTTTC